CCGAGAACTTGCTTGAATCTATCGAACCCCTGCTTGTCCCCAGTTCCAAATACAGATGATACCCCAGTGAGGAAATTATCTATTGACTTATATGCAACATTATAGATGAATCCGAAGATCTTTGCTGCACTATTAACAAAACTCTGAATGTTCTTACCATTCTTAGGATCAGCAATCCACTTCAATATCCCTTGAGTTATAAGTGCTCTAGCAGCAAATGTAACAATGGATTCAAATGGTTTGAAGAATTCTTCCAACCATCCTAAATTTTTTGATACTTCTTTCTTCCCTTCCTTTTCAACATTCGTAGATACGCTTGATTTTTTACCAAGACTTTCCTGCTTATCTTCCGATTGTTGATCTTTTCTATATTGCTCTTTTCTCTTGGCAAATTGACCACTGCTCACCAGATACTGATTATCAGTCTGAATGATAGTGAGTATTTGCTTTTGTACTTTACCTAAAGATTCTACTGAAGCCCCAATTCTATTCACAGATAAAAGAACACTACGGGCAGACTTAATACTGGACATAGATCCTCCAGTAATCTGCTTTCCACCCGCAATGATTGCAGCACCCTGACGAGATCCAGAAGTAATCAAACTAGGATTTACAAACTTATATGGTTTGATAGTACTTGAAAACATTATAGACTCGACCTACCTTGTGATTGCTGTTGTTGTTTCTTATATTTCTCCTCTTCTTCCTTAAGATGACTGAGAAGTTTATCAACATAAAATTGTTTCTCCCAAGGTACCATGTTCTCTAGATCCGAGTAAGACCACTTATGATAGTGAATTAATGCAAAATTAGTTTCCAAGTGGTTCTCTAAACTAGAGTGTAATAGGGCTATTCGAAAAAACTTCCAAGTCCTTCCAGTTTGACAGTGCTTGTAACACCTGTTTTGGGATTCTCAACTTCAATTTCATGCTCTAATTTTGGCATAGTAGCAAAGAAATCCTGCAACTTCTGGAACTGATCGCTCTTCATACTTTCCAAGAACTCCATTAGTTCTTTCTTAGTATAAGTCTTGGCATCAGAAACATCATCACCTTCATAGATCTGACTCATACAAGTAATAGAAAGATCGAAAATATTATCAACTGTGATTTCATCTCCACTAAAATTCAATTTCACAAAAGTATCAAGTGAAGGATACTTCATGATAATTCCAATGTTATCAGTGAGTTCAATCTTATTGCTATGCTTTTCTGGGAACTTTACATGAACAGATTCAAGATCAATTTCTACCTGCACTTGAGTTTCTTCATCATCTGGGCATGTGACCATGACTTTAGAAACTTCACCAATAGACTTAGAACGAATTCTAAGGAATACATATTCAATATCGAATGTGGATAGTTCTTCAACTCTAGATTTTAGATTGGTACAATTTTTGATAATGGTTTTAACTGCACTAATCATATCCTTCTCTTCACCCAATTGCATAGCAGTTAGAAGAAGTTTTTCTTCCTTCACAAGGAATGGACGATACTTAACAATTTCTTTTGACGATGGCAATTCCAATTCATATTCAGGAACCACTAATTTAGGTAAAGGCATAATTACTCCTTAATATAGTTATCAGTAAAATTATTTAGTGCAGTTTAAATAGTGAGATTTCTTCCACTAGTATCTGTAAGAATTGTTTGTGTAAGTCCCTGTGGTCCTGGTCCTGCAGCAGTACTTGCTTGTTGAGCAGCAGCAGATGCAGCAACTCCTCTAGTTCCTAAAGATACTGCAACTTCTTCAATACCATCATTAGATGGTACATAGAATCTATACCTCTCAAAATAAAATGACACTTCCATCGTTGCATAATTTGCAGGTCCAGATTGGAGTTGCATATTGCTGATATTGAATGGAAAAGCATTCTTCATTGTCCACACACCTACACATTTATTCCACTTAGTTGTAGTGAAATTTCTTTGTGATGGATTTACCAATGACATTTCAGCATTTTGATCGTATGGATTTGATCCACCTCTTTCATACTTAAAGATGTCAATGTATGATGTGCAGATGTCATCATACCAAGATACTCTCTGACTTGCATCATTTGCAGAGTAATTCATCCACCTCTCAAAGAAGGTTCTTGTTTTATATGTACGTGGAATAATAAATTGAATACTAATTTCACTAAAAGTTGTAGAGGTTGGATATCTCCACATAGTACCGACACTTTTTATCTCACCAGTTGTCAGTTGCCTGCTGGGAACTGTAACATCTGTGGCATAGTAGGTAAGTAATCTAGACTTATCAGTTCCAGGTCCAGAAGTATTTCCATCGTTGAAAAAATCATTAAACCAACTACTACTATTCATCACCTTAGGTTTAGTCCTAAAACGAACCCAATATAAGTTGTTGTACGATGGTGCTTCCCTTCTAGCAAGGCTTAAGAAACCTTGAAAACTGTTTGCACCAGATAAACCTGTAACAGCTACATCTGCCATTGTGTCCCTATAAATAGTTTTATGCTTTTATTATTATTTATGCCGTATAACAAGAACATCCTAAAGGGTGTGTATACGCCAAAAAATCCATCAAAATATAAAGGAGATCCGAATAATATAATTTTTCGTTCTTCGTGGGAACTTAAGTTTATGAAATATTGTGACCATAACAATGTCGTTTTGGAATGGGGCAGTGAAGAATTATTCATTCCATACATATCACCTGTTGATAATAAGACTCATAGATACTTCCCAGATTTTTACATCAAAGTTAAAGATCGTTCAGGAAAGATTAGTAAATATCTAGTTGAAGTGAAACCACAATATCAGGTGAATGGTCCAGTCCCACAAAAAAGAATGACAAAGAAATATTTGAATGAAGTGATGACCTACGCAGTCAACCAAGCAAAATGGAAAGCTGCAGAAGAATTTTGTAATGATCACATGTGGAAATTCATTATACTAACGGAAAACGAATTAAAGGTCTAACTAAATGGCAACAACGTACAAAACTTATCACTACCCATCAACACCTCCAGTAATTGGAGAGACTGATGCTGGTTTAATGGCGTTAGGTACTGAATGGAGTCAGGGATCTGCGATGCCAACAGAGTATATTGACTTCCTAAAAATTCAAGCAATCCAAGTTAATTATGATAAGGGTGCAGTTCTAAGTAACTTGGGTGCAGTAAATGCTACTGGTATAGAAGACAAAATTAAACCTTTAGATACTGTATACCTCTACATGCCTCAACAACTGGCAGCAAGTTATGGTGTTTCATACAATCCAGTTGCAATGGGTGTTGCTGGAGTCGCCGCAACTAAAGGATTAGGTACTTCAGGAACACAAATCGTATCAGAAATTCAAGCAGCAGCTTCAGATGCAGCACCAGAAGCACTATTCAATACAATCTCAACTGGTTTAAGTGGTCTGTCTAAGACAGTTGGAGTAGCGTACCAAGGAAATGGTAGTGCATTATCTGCCGTTTCACAAGGGAAAATATTCAACCCATTCGAAGAACTCATTTTCCAAGGAGTAGGTTTTAGAAGTCATCCATTCTCATGGAAGTTAGTTGCTAGAAACGAAAGAGAGGCAGATGATATTATCAATATCATCAAGTTCTTCAAAGTAAATATGTTACCAAATTTTGATAACAAATCTATTCAACCTGGAGAAAACCCAAGTAATACAACATCTACATCTACTACACCTTCAGGTTCAACAACAAATGCACAATCTGCTGGACAAACACCGTTTGGAACTGGAACTGGTGCTAGGTATTTAACCGTACCAAATAGATTTAAAATATCAATAGTAAGAGTAAATTATAATGCTGGTGGATATACATCTGGAAATGAATTGGGCAATAGCATTTATAGATTCAAAGATTCTCTATTAGAGTCTATGAATGTTAGTTATACACCAGACAATCAATACGTATCTACGGCTCAGGGAAAGGTACCTGCAGTTCAACTGGATCTAGTATTCAAAGAAACTGCTTACGTTACCGCAGAAGACGCAAACCAGGGTTACTAAAAATGGCAAACTATTTTCAAAACGTACCAAATATTCGTGTTGGTGTTCCAGGAATGGACACCTCACAACAAGAATATGTTGTCATAAAAAATATTTTCAGAAGAGTTAAAGGCGTCTTCATGGCAATGAAGAGAGATAGTATCTTCGAGAAGTATACTATTCCTGGTGATGAAAAACCATATCAAATATCACAAAGAATATACAATACTCCAAACTATGAGTGGATCATTCTACTGACTAATGATATAACAAATATCTATACTCAGTGGCCATTGTCACAAAGAGAATTTGAAGAGATGATGCATAGGAAATATGGTACAAAAAGTAATGAGACTAAGCATT